GGAGATCGGCACTAACGTTGGTGTTAGTGTCTTTCCAACGGCTTCTAGTATAGCAATACCCATCTGCCAATTCGCGCTTCCATAGCGTAAATAAGACGCTTTCTTTCTATCCATTAGATTACCTACCTCTACCCCATACAAGGCCCTGTAATGGCTTCCTACGCCCTCTGCATAGGCACTCATGCCTAGTCTGTGGGTGTGGCCACATAATACTGACTTGCCCCACTTCTTAGCCAGGTTAAGGGCAGTAATACCAGCGTGCTGAGACATGTTACCTTCATCGCCATGGGCAAGCATCCAGCCCGGCTCAAACTCATAGGCTTCTTTGTGGTAAGTCATGCCCATATCGGCAAAGCCCATAAACTTTGGATACTGTAATTCTGGCAAGCTGATTAAACCCGGTACTTTTAATAAAGTGTTGTAAAGACGATCTGTATGGTTCGATCTAATGATATGGCATTCCTTGCTGTACTCACTTAGATCCCAAAGAATCTCTTTAGTAAGTTCACGATCCTGGTGAATGGTCTGCTTATAAGCCAAAGGTGTTCCCTCGGCCCACTTGCTAATTGTATTAAAATCAATTTCATCGCCGACCACCAGTACAGAATCAAACTTCTCCCTACGTGCTAACTTGATTACATTTTTTACAGCTGCCTCGTGATGGAAAGGAATCTGTAAATCTGAGATTACGAGATACCGTTTCCCCTTAATCTTCATCCTCTTCTGGAGTAGGGATAGAAGGGATAATGCCGTTATCGCCTACTACCCAATCGGGCATAGACGATGGACTATCCATTAACGCCAAGGCTATAGGCTCACTAAATCCAGCCTTGCGTGCAGCCTTGAACATCTCATGCTTGGCAATATAAAACACTTCTAGCTTAGATAAAGGATCGGGTGATTTACGCACCACGCGCCTATTGATCTTCTTTCGCTTACGTGTGTTAGCCATCTTAAAATTATGACTTACTAATTAAGATAAATAGATCATCGACACGCTTTTCTAATCGTGTTAATTGATCCTTCATACTAGAGCCACCATTAGGGCGTAACTCATTGAGCCAGCCTCTAACTATAAAACGTAATCCGACTAGCACGCCTGACAGCACTGCGATAACGCCAGCTCCAAAGCCAGCCCATTCGCCCGGTGTCATGCTTCATCTGCACCGAGGCCATAAGCACTGTCGGATTTATCTAGAGCCCTAGCTGCTGGACCTGCTAATGCTGCAACGATCACAGACACAGCAGGATCTAAACCTAATTCATTACTTGCTAAGAATGTTAAGAATGATACTAATACCCCACGTGCGTACGATTTTAGTACTGCTTTTTGTTTCTTACTGATTTTCATATCTTGCCTCCTAGTAGTGGTATATCAAACTCTTTACCATCGTGATCTCCTGATGGATTAAAGCTGACGTGGATGTGCTTTGTGTGCTTGTTAAACCCTGAGTATTTACGCCACTTAAAATTAAGAATCTTGCTCGCGATCATGCCGTTATGAATTACGTAAGATATGCGCTTATCGGTTTTCGCACAGATTCTGATCTGGTCAGCCAGATATACCGAGAGCCCTTCGGATGAATCCAAGCGAGAATCAATATCAATGGCTCGCACGCATCCGGTCTTGTCTGGATTATGATCCGATTTTCTGGCAGCATGACGAGCATCACCAAGCCACCCATCACTGGTAGTGCGGCGATCTGGATACCAGGTAGTAACGGCATCTCTTAGGCTTTCACCGGATTTACTCAGCCAGGGGCTTGGCATTGTGTCCTTCATTGTCGCAATCCCATTTAGCAGCTGCAACATTTAATACTGCTTCTGCATGGCATTTAGCACGTATAAAAATATCCTCTATAGGTAAATAGGTATAGCCCTGAGATGCGTAATTACCTCTAATTTTGTTATTGTATGAAGTGCGCTTACAGGTTTGACCTCTAAAGTTTCCATACCAAGTTTCAGTGTCTAAACCATCAATAGTTTCGGTTTCATCAATACCTGTAATAACTTCTGTTACTACATTATTTTCATCTAAGAATGCGTAATGTGCCATTATGCCCAGCTCACATTTCCAGTACCAGCTGTAATTGTTGTTACTTTGTTAGCACCAACAGTTGCAGTAGAACTTGTCAAACCGCCACCAACAGTAATTGTGTTTGATGATGGATAACTTAAAATTACAATACCTGATCCGCCTGCGCCACCATTTTGAGTTGTAGGGGCGTTAACACCACCACCGCCACCGCCACCAGTATTAGCAGTACCAGCATCTCCTGCACCGCCGCCTGATGATTTACCAGCACCGCCGCCACCTGCACCACCTGCACCGCCAATGCTTAAATTACCACCAGCACCGCCGCCACCGCCTGCATAAGTAACACTTGAACCTGTAATAGATGAAGATTTACCAGCACCACCAGCACCGCTATTGCTACCACTTCCATTGTTACCAACAGCGTTAGCACCGCCGCCGCCACCGCCAGGAAATCTATAAGTGGGTGGATCAAATAATCCGTTACCACCTGCAAAACCTTGACCAGAAGTTCCACTTCCTGGAGTTCCACCAGTTGAACTTCCACCACCAGAACCAAATGTTCCGCTATTAGCATTACTTAAATTACCACCACCGCCGCCGCCACCTTTATTGGATGTAATTGTGGAAAATACAGAATCGTTACCATTAGAACCATTGCTACCACCTGTACCAGCCGCACCACCAGCACCGACAGTTACTGTGTAATTAGCACCTAATGTTAATGGTCCTAGAGTGCTAGTTAAATATCCACCTGCTCCACCACCGCCGCCAGCATCAGAGCCACCACCAGCACCGCCAGCGACTACTACATATTCAACAGTTACTCCTGGTGGAGTACCTAGGCTTAAAGTGCCTGCTACAAGGTTGCCTATCATTTAAGCAATACCACCGACTACATACCAAGCATCTGTAGCAGTCTTAATACATACTGCTGATTTATATTGAGCCACTGTTGGAGATGCGGCTACTGCGCCTGCAGATAAAATTGTTGTAGTGCCTGGAGTAACTGCACTAATTGTGCAAGTACCGACACCAATATTTAATACTGTTAATGCTGTGCCTACTGGAAATGCTACTGATGCATTAGTAGGGATCTTATAAGCAATAGCGGTTGCTTTATTCATTGTTTCTAGTACCTGATATTGATCTGTAAGTACAGCTGTGTAATCTGCAGTTTGTGCTGCATCTACTGTATAGGTTACTAAACCATTAAAGGTTGTAGCTGTTAATACATCGCCTGTTACTGCTGGTAATCCTGATGCCATTATATCTCCTTAATAAGATAATACGTTTTGTCCTAAGACACCGTAATCTACGTTGCCTATTATAAACCCATCTATGATCGGTTCAAGCGTTGTAAAGACTGTTTTCCAACTATTTGGTGTTATGTTCATGCCTACACCAAAAATCTGCAAGGTCTTATCCAGGGTAGATCCGCCTGGCTGGGTGGTGATAACTGTGATTGGATCAAAGAAATCTAGGTTTAAGGCTGCAATTATGCCTGTGTTGTAGTCTGGGGTATATAGGTCTAGTTCAACGGCATCACATCGGATGCTGGTCTCAGCTCTAGAAGCCACATAAGCCTGGGCATAGTTTAAGGCCACAGCATCTGTCTGCATCAATAGGTTATTTAAGAAGTAAGAATGGATAAAGTATTTAGCAATAGAAGCTGCATTGGTGGCTACCTGGGCAGTACCACCAGATCTAGTAACTGTGGCTGAATTGAATACCAGGGTATCGTCTAGTTTCCATACAGCATTAGCATATTTAATACCTGTGCCATCATCAGCAAATAGTGTTGGTGTACCACCGATAGATCCAACGGTTACAGACCTGTCTTGAAAAACAAAACTTCCAGAAGCATTAACGTAAATAGCACCATACTCACTATTGGCTACTGTTTGTAATGCAGCTAGAGAAGTCCTTGTAGTACCAGGATCAGCTTGTAAAGTAGTTAATCCGGTATCTACATCACGCATAGTGGCAGGCCATGAAATCTGATCTAATATTTGGTTAATTCTTGTGCCTGATAAATTACCGGCAGCCGCACCAGCAACTGTTGAGATCTGGGCATTCTGTGCAAGTCTGTAGGCATCTACGGCCTGTATGGTCGTGTAAGCAACTTCTGTTGCATCCTTAGGCTGAGTGTTTACATAAGATGTAATAAAACCTGAGAAGATTGGATATGTTACTCCTGAGTAGGTTGCAGTTATCTGCACTTTCTTCATAGGTGTTAATAAATTGTAATAAGGGCTGGCAGGATTCTGTGGGTTAAAATCGCCATTCTGATCTACTATGCGTAGAGTTAATTGACCTGTCTGAAACTCATCTGCAATAGCGTTACGGCCTCTGTTAGTTTGGATTAAATTAACTAGGTCAGATACATCGACAATTACAGCTGATGAATCAGCAAACACGTTAGTCCCAAAAATGCCTTCTCCAATTATGAAGGCTTGTGCAAATGATGGCCCTGTGCTGAAGTTAATTACCGCATTGATTACTGGTACTGCCATTATAAGAATCCAGCAGGTGTGGTTGGTAATCCATTCTTATTGTTAATTATTAAGGATTCGGCTACAGCTCTAGTCAAAGCATCTGTTATGTTTGAAGTGTTTGTAAATCCTAAAGATATGCTCAGATCTATGGCTTCTTTACTTGTGCCTAACATGCCTTGGTTAATTGCAACACTAGCCAAGCCACCAGCATTACTTAGAGTAGGTCCAACACTAGCTGGACTGCTAGCAATAATTGATCCGCCTGAGCCTATTTGAGAAGGACTTACTCCAAAGGAAAGGATTAGATTTTGAGTAGCCTTTGCTAAACTATTAAAGGCTTCTGTTGCAACATAAGTACTGTTTTGTAATTCCTGTACAGATTCAGATAAAGCTAAATAATCATCAACCATGGAAGTGTCGCCATCTAGTATGGCTAACTTTTCTGCTAAACGTAGTCTGGTTTCTTCATCGGTAGCCTGGTTTAGAGCAGACATTAAACCAATACGTTCTACATCGTATTTATCTCTTAGCTTCTTTAACTCTATTTCTTTGGCTAATTGAGTATTTAATTGCTTGCGTATCTTTAATTCTTGCGCACGTGCAATTTCTGTGGCTGCACCTGATCCAAGGCTATAAGTAAAGTTAGATGTTGGTTGGTTTTGACTAGCACCTAAATTGGCTAGAAAACTGATTCCGGAAGCCTTGTATAAAAATCCTATTATTTTATCTAATTGCAATTTCTCAAAGATTGCTTTGCCAATACTGACAACTTTGCCCAATATTGTGCCAAGGCCTACAACTACGTTAGCAATTACACTAGCAACCTTTTCTAAAGAAGTTCCCAGGGTGCCAATGTTTTTATCCTTGCCTATTTGACTTAAAGCATCTATTAACCCTTTACCAATAGTCTCACTTGCATTAGCAGCCGAGACCTTTAATACATCCATCTTGCCGGCATAGGTCTCTAATCTTGCTTGGCTTTGTCCAGAAAACTTATTACCTAGTTCAGTTAAGATTAGATCCATATCGCCAGTCTTTAATGTGGCTGCATCTAAACCTGCACCTAATCTTGTAAGTGCTGAAGTCTGGCCTGAAAATCCTTTAGCCAATGCCATGCTGACTTCTTCAACAGACTTACCGGTCGCAGCCGAAACATCTAAAGCAACGGCTAGAGCCTTCTGGCTTTTAACTAATGAGCCACTTGCAGTGAGTAAAGTCTGGAATGCTGGTCGTAACTGGTCGTCTAACACGCCAGTCATCTTTTGAAGGTTGGCTATATAGTATTCAACGTTTGGTGCTGAAAATGCATAGCCAGTATTATTTAATTGGATCTCTAATGATTTAGCAGCCTTCTCATCGGCAGCGAAAGCGGCTACTGCCTTCTTTGAAAAATTGACTATTGCAGCAGCACTGAAGGCAACTCCTAAAGTCTTGGCTAAACTTTTAAGATTCTTCTCAAATGCGGA